CAGAAGCCTCGTATGCCCACGCTTCAGACCTACTGAAAAATTCTTGAATAGAGAATCTTACCGCTCTTTCAATAGTAAGTTCTAAACATGAAGGGACTTCGACGTTTAAATCGTCAACCCAATCTTGGACATTAGCCATCTGTTACCTCGGTGTAGGTTGACGTTGGTCTGCACCGCGAGTTTCTAGTGTGCTATCAGTAGAACCCATTTGTGCGTTAAACATCGCTAGGAAGTCACCTGCGCGTTGCTGAGAAGCTTGACTCTCTAACTGCTTATGGAATGCTCTATATAGCACGTAGTTAGCCGCTGTTGGAGCAAAAATATCATCCAGGGGAAATGCATCACTCAACGACATAGCCACGGTAGGGGTAACGCCCATAACCAGAACTAACCCTGCATCAGCAGAACCAGTAGACGGTGGGTATACATGGAAAGTACGCGGGTCTGTCATTGATGACGCATAGCGCATAACCATATCTGTTTGGGTTGAACTGCGCCAATTCGGCTGTTCATTATCTAAATCTTTACGCTCAACACGTCTTACTGCTCTACCTTCGACACCCGCTGTTTGATTACAGATGGCTTCAAGGAGCAAGATAGCTTGTGGGGGTAAAGTCTGCAAAGCACCCGCAGTAGGGCTGAAATCTAGTGTACTCGCTGAAGAAGCGGGTCTCATTCTAGCTATTTCTAAACACGCTTCGTTGAGCCATTCAATTAACTCACTGTCGAGCCACAAAATGCCGCCCTCGTCAGTATCACGTAGTAGTACGCGAACTTTATCGGTTATAACACTACCAACACTTAGCGACATCAGAGTCTCCTATCGTTTCTTTAATTTGTTAGCAGCTTTCGTAGCCGCGCCTTTCTTGACAGCAGCCGCACGTTTTTGCGCAACAGCTTCATCTGCGAAATTTGTCGCAGCTTTTTCCTTCGCCAATGTGACCGCTTCTTCTACAGCAGCGTCTTTGACGGCTTGCTTAAAATCATCGCTAGGCATTAAACCTTGCTTTAAACATTCATCGATTAACGACTCAGGGACATCAACCTCTACACCCGGTGCGAAACGAACCGAATTACCCATAAGGGTTTGAATTACGATCTCTTTGCGTTTGAAATTTTTGATTAACATGTTGGGCTTCTCAAAATAGTTATAGAATCGGGGAAGTGCCACCATCCGTGGCAGCAACCCCAACAACAGTTTAGATTGCGATGTCGATTGTAATTACACCGTAATCTTGCTTCACTGAGCTATCAGCAGAAGTTTTAGCGAACTTGAAAGTAGGCTTCTTGAATCCGAACATTTTGCCGTATGCGATGCCGCCACGGTTGTTGTAATCGAATTCATCTTCGTCCCAGTAGCCACCACCAAGGTCAACTACAGCTAGTGCTTGAGCACCACATAACAATGCGCGACAACCATCTACAGTTCCAGATGCGCCCCATTTACTTGATGCAGCAGCACCAAAAGTAGTTGGTACGTGACGGAATTCATGGATGTGAACACCATCGACTACGAAAGAATCTCCACCTTTCCATACAGAGTTACCAGAACCACGTACTGAAGCGTGACGAGCATTCTCTTTAAAGTCTGGGTCAAGTTTTAACTTAGCCATTGCTAAAGGGTGTAAGAACAAGTGATAAGCTTCAGAACCGCCATTACCGCGAATACCGCGCATATAACGTGTTTTAGCTAATGCTTGTAACTTAACGATGTGCTTGTAGCCCAAAGTATCAGTAGCGGTTAAGTTAGTGTTATCACCAGATACAAGCTCATCACCTGAAACTTGTAAGTAACGTTCACTTGAAGGAGCAGTAACATCACCCGCGAATGATAAATCACCTAAGTTACCGCCAGAAGCGTTAACAGGGCGAGTACGACCATCGTTATGACGAGTATAAGACATACCGGCTAATGTTAAGAAAGCCATTTGGTCACAGCGATCAGCAAGCCAGTAAGTTAACTGATTTAAGCCAGTCTTACGGAATTGAACTACAGATTTTTGGTCAGTAATGCGACCAGTGTTAGCAACAGCGTGACGCAACTGATCGATTTGAACAGTGTCTTGGACCGCTTTCATGGCCTCTTCGTTGCCTTCAAGTGTGTTATCACCTGTGATACCGTCACCTTCTAAATCTGGAACTAATGGAACGACAGCTTGAGTGCCTTTTTCGCTTTTAGTTAATTCAGTGATGCGATAGATTAAAGATTCAGGAGAAGTACCCATGAATTTAGAAGTGAACATTTTCTCACGAGCTTGTTTCCAAACTGTGCGTGACCATACTTTTTTACTATGGTCGTCTAGTGCTGCAAAATTGGTGTTAGCCATTTTAGTGTATCTCCGTTAGTCCTTTGTCTACGCGAAACGACAAACTAAGGACGGTTAAGTCATTAAGTTTTTTGAGTGTCGTCCCGTTACGAGGGTCTAGCGAAAGCACATTCACTGCATGTGGAGCAGAACTGGTTTAACGTGGCATTATCACGATGATAAGCGAACAGTAGCAGAGCCACTGCCGCAAGTCAACAGTGTTACTGTTATTTAGCCATACAGTTCTTTCAACGTCGATAAAGAAGACAGGGCAATGTCATACCCACCTTGGGAAACGTTAGTCTTAACAATCGTTCCTCGGAAGTGGTGATTACCTTGTGGCCCTTTGTAGTCTTCATCGTGCGGGTAAGCTGCACCGCAAACCAATGCCATTTGTCTTCGACCCGTAGCCGGTAGATAACGCATGTGCATATCAAACTTCTGGACATGGCCCATACTAAACGACTCACCTACGTTTTTAAGCACATTCATTATTGTACCGCCGTAAGGGCGACCCGTTAATGGGTTAGCAAAGAAGTGGGCATAAGCAACGCCATTAGCCATGGCAGGTACTAGAAAGTCATACACTTCCCAACCAAAATCTTTGTATCTAAGCGAATCAGTGCTCAAAAAGCCGACAAGTGCCGGGTTAGACTCTACATGGCGATTAATACGATGCTCGTGATTACCGAGGGTTAAAATCATACGCGGCTTATAAATAATCTCACCGTGTTCTTTTAACTCAGCTTGCTGAATATCATAAATAGGTCTAAGAAGACGGTTCATACCCTCAATAGCCGACTCAATATCCGCACATACTCTACGACCTTCGCCTTTTGCCGTGCCTTTATCGTAGTATGATAACGACGCCATATCAGCATGATCGCCAATGTTTATAATCACATCAGGTTTAACATCAGCTATGTGACCGCCTATCCAGGAGCAGTAAGCGAGGTCTTCATCATCACGACACTGTAGATCAGGTATGAAGTAGTGGCTGCAACCATCAGCCACCTCACCAACAGTCGTTTCGATGGAAAACACATCGATGTCAGCACGAACAGTTACGTCCGCTATTTTCGCTTGTTTATCTTGCGTTAATACGTTGACTGACGCTTGGACTGAAGTTTCCACATACCCAGCATCTTTCTTTATACACTTTTCAGCAAAAGGGAAATAACCGCACCCTTCACATTTCGCTCTACGTTTACCCGCAAAACTCGATCTTAATCTCATTAGTGAGTGGCAACGAGGGCATTCTAATTGTGAGTTATTAAGCACGGTCATTCCTTCTTTTAAGTTAGTTAGTTACTAGGTCTATACGAAGTCGCCACGGGCGCGTGCTAGAGCATCTTCGCTCGCGTCGTTGAATTCTTCGTCTGATAGATCTGCTAACGGTTTAGCTAGCTTACGCGAACGATTCGCCGCACCTTGTAACTTACCTTTTTCTTTTGATGCCAATTTAATCTTCTTTTTAACATCAGAGGGTTTAACACCTTTCTTACCTTTTGTATCATCAATGCTCTTAGACGAACGGTCGCTAAGTTCATTATCCATCGCTACCAAGCGACTTGCTTTAGCTAATGCGTTAGCCGGTGAAAGCCCCTTATTCTCGAATGCATCTCTAAGGTCTAAGACCTCTTCAATCAGCGCTTTATCTGCCATTTCAGATGAACTGTCAAACTCTGGATACTGTTCAGT